TAAAGAGTTCTTTAGATGAAGGATTTATGGGTACTGAAGAATCAATATTCAGTATTATGTGTTATAAGCATTCCGATATTATAAATTACTTTGAAATTGAATCAAATGGATTGTTAGGTAAGTTTTTCGAAGATTTGAAAAATGATTTGATAAAACCAAAGTCCGAGTCTTCAGTTAAAAGTAATAACACCTTGGACATGTCAAAGGTCGGAGTGTATGTTATAACATTTAATAGTCCAAATCAATTCAAAACACTAATAAAGTCGATGTTAGATTATGACCCCGACTTTATTTCCAAACCAAAAAAATATCTTCTTAATAATTCCACAGATACTAAATTTTTTTACGAATATGAAGAACTCTGTGAAGAGTATGGTTTTGAACATATTAACTCTGGTGAAAATTTAGGGATATGTGGTGGAAGACAATATATTGCTGAACATTTTGAAAAATCTGAAAACGATTTTATGTTCTTCTTTGAAGACGATATGTTTTTTTATAACGGAAAAGAACAAGTTTGTAGAAATGGATTTAATAGGTATGTAAAAAACATTTATCAAAAATCACTCGAAATTTGTAAAAAAGAAAATTTTGATTTTTTAAAGTTAAATTTTTCTGAATTTTATGGTGATAATGGGACTCAATGGTCATGGTATAATGTACCACAAGAAGTTAGGGGAAAATTTTGGCCGAACAAACCAAGGTTACCTCAAGTAGGGTTGGACCCTAACGCACCAAGAACAGAGTTCAGAGAAATCCACGTTCACAAACAAATCCCTTATGTTGTCGGAGATATCTATTATTGTAATTGGCCACAGGTAGTTTCAAAAACAGGAAACAAAAAAATGTTTTTGGATACAACTTGGGCTCACCCTTTCGAACAAACATGGATGAGTCATATGTTTCAACTTATGAAAAAAGAAGAGCTTAACCCAGGATTGTTACTTATTACGCCCACCGAACATGATAGGTTCGAACATTACGATAGAGAGTTAAGGAAAGAGTCATAACAATATATTTATTGTTATGGAATTTTTTATCAAAAAAAATGCTACTCTTCCAATTCTCAAAATGCAAGTCGTACAAGACGGAAGGTCGAGTTATATTCAATTCATGGAGAGTCTTGAAGTATCAACAATATTTTTCACAATGGTTGACTATTATACAGGTGTACCCAAAATAGTTTCTGCCCCTTGTGAGATTGTTGCTCTTACAGCACTCGAGCTCGGAGCACCTACAGAATATTATATCTACTACAAATTTAGTTCTAGAGATACCAATACACCAGGTAGATATCAAGGACAATTTCTAATTCGAAATGATGAAGGGAATCTTATTTTACCATTAAGGGAAGAGTTATTTATTAACGTTGCGGATAGTTTTATTTCAGAACAAGCTTGTTGTTAATTTGATTCAGAGACAATATTTTTTATATTTATCTATGAATGAGTAAGGTAAACTTCACGATATTGTGAAAGCCAATAAACCACTCGTAAATAGAGATGATTGACCCTCAAGAAATTGAGTCGTTCTTACAAGGAAACGACCCTGAAGAATTTATAGTTGCGATTGAGTTTGACTACGTTTCAAATTCTATTTTCAAAATCAAAGAGATACCTGGTAAAGGTAAAGAAATAAGAAAAGATACATTTATTCCCTTTGCTTGGGTTGGGGATTTACGCGGTTTGAATTTTTATAATGATTCCAAAATGGCACAAAAAGAAGCCATGTCGAAATATGGAATTGTTATTGATAAACTTGAAACCAAAGGTGATGAACGTTTGGAAAAAGGTTTGACCTTTATGGTCAAATCTCTTAAAGGATACAGAGAACTAATTCAGTTTTTTAGGGATGGAGGGTGTGACCCTTGGGGAGAAAAAACTAAAGATAAAATAATGATTCTACCACCAGTAGAACAATATCTTGTTTCAAAAGAAAAAAGATTATTTAAAGGGTTCAACAACTATGATGATGTTACTCGTTTGGTATTTGACTTGGAAACAAATGCTTTAGACCCCAAAGATGGTCGTATATTCATGATAGGAATCAAGACTAATAAAGGATATCACAGAGTTATTGAATGTTTAGATGAGTCGGAAGAGAAAGGTGCAATAATTGAGTTCTTTAATGTAATTGACCAAATCAAGCCAAGTATTATTGGTGGTTATAACTCAGCAAACTTCGACTGGCATTGGTTGTTTGAGAGAGGGCAGAGGTTAGGGATAGATATGAGAAAGTCAATCAAATCCTTACATCCACAACACTCTTATACTCGTAAAGATACAATTTTAAAACTCGCAAACGAAGTTGAGGATTTTCTTCAGACTTCTATTTGGGGTTATAATGTAATTGATATTATTCACGCAGTTCGTAGAGCTCAAGCAATTAACTCAAACATTAAAGCCGCAGGACTTAAATATATTACGAAGTACATTGGTATGGAGGCACCTGACCGTGTTTACATAGAACATACCGACATTGGAAAAATGTATTCCGCTAAAGAAGAATATTGGTTAAATGTTCAAAATGGAAAATATAAAAAAGCATCCGAATACCAAGATTTAGATGTAAAGTTTCCTGATGTGTACATAAAAACCACAGGAGACAATCTTGTTGAGAGATACCTTGACGATGACTTGGAAGAAACCTTGGCAGTAGACAAAGAATTCAATCAAGCTTCATTTCTCCTTGCATCAATGATACCCACAACCTATGAGAGGGTTTCAACAATGGGAACAGCTACTTTATGGAAAATGTTAATGGTTGCTTGGTCTTATAAACATAATTTAGCAATACCTTGTAAACAAGATAAGACAGACTTCGTAGGAGGTCTTTCTCGACTACTTAAGGTTGGGTACAGTAAGAATGTACTCAAACTAGATTTCTCGTCTCTATACCCCTCTATTCAACTTGTACACGATGTATTTCCACAGTGTGATGTGACGGGCGCAATGAAAGGAATGTTAAAGTATTTTCGTGATACCCGTATCAAATACAAACAACTAGCAGAACAATTTGAGAAAACCGACCCACAATTGTCTTCCTCATACTCAAACAAGCAATTACCTATTAAGATTTTCATCAACTCAATGTTTGGCGCATTATCGGCACCTCAAGTTTTCGCTTGGGGTGACATGTATATGGGTGAACAGATTACTTGTACGGGCAGACAATACCTACGTCAGATGATTAAATTTTTTATGAGTCGTGGTTACGTTCCTCTTGTGATGGACACGGACGGTGTTAACTTTTCAAGTCCTGACGATGCGGATAGTCATAAATATATTGGTAGAGGTTTGAATTGGAAGGTAAAAGAGGGTAAGGAGTATACAGGTCCTGATGCGGATGTTGCAGAATATAACGATATATTCATGAGAGGAGAGATGGCTTTAGATACTGATGGTGTTTGGCCTTCGTGTATAAACCTCGCCAGGAAAAATTATGCGGTAATGGATGCTAAGGGTAAGATAAAATTAACCGGCAATTCAATTAAGTCAAAAAAATTACCTCTTTATATTGAAGAATTTTTAGATAAAGGTATAAAGTTGTTGTTGAACGGTGATGGTAAGGATTTTATAGAATACTATTATGAGTATCTTCAAAAGATTTTTGACCAAAAAATCCCTTTGTCTAAAATTGCACAAAGGGCTAAAGTTAAACTTACTCTCGATGATTATACTAAACGATTAACCCAAAAGACAAAAGCCGGCAATAGTATGAGTAGAATGGCTCATATGGAACTCGTAATTAAAAATGGTTTAAACGTTAATCTAGGTGATGTAATCATGTACGTAAATAACGGAAAAAAAGCTTCACAAGGAGATGTACAAAAGATGACTGCAAAACAAATCAAAGATACCAACGAATATAATTTAAATTTGAATCCAAAATACAAAAAAATAACTGATGGTGTAATTGTAAATTGTTACATGTTGGACCAAAGTACAATTGAAACAAATCCAGACCTTACAGGAGAGTATAATGTACCTAGAGCAATAACAACTTTTAATAAAAGGATTGAACCATTGTTAGTGGTTTTCCAACAAGAAGTTAGAGATAATCTTTTAGTGACAGACCCTGAACAAAGGGGTATTTTTACCACGTCACAATGTGAACTTATAAATGGTATGCCTTTTGAGTCTGGTGACCAAGATAGACTAAAAGAAGATGTGTTAGATATAACAGAACAAGAATTGAACTATTGGGGTAGAAGAGGTCTTAATCCTGATTATATGTACGAATTAGCGGAAGAAAATTGGGAGGAAAAATTAGGACTGCTTCAATCCGTCTGAAGATAAAATGTACCAGTTTCCTCCAACAAATCTGAATTCAACACAAGCAAATCTATCCATTTGAATTTCATCGTATTCTTCGTCTATAAGACCTATGTCTGGAAGTATTGTTAATTTTGTCATTGATTTTACTACAATATGGTCAGAGGTCGTTGAGTCCAAAGTAATTGTCGAACTTGCAACACCTCTAACAACAATACATGCTTCACCGCTAGTACGGTAATCTTTTTCTGAAACAACTGAAATTTCGGATGTATTGATTGCCATCCCATTAATGATTCTTCTTGAAGGTATTGTTTTTACTATTCCCATTTTAAATCACATAAATTTGACGAGGCATTGCTCTAAACTTCATTTGTTTGTTTAGATTTTCAGCAATTAAGGCTTCTCTTTCCATAACTTTTTCAGGTCTTAATCTTGTTAACCACCCTTCAGCGCCGGTTAGTTCTTCCATAAGTTTTGACTTTTCGTCTTTTGCCTCTGTTGATAAACTTTGGTAATCCATGGTTATTTCCGAGTCTGGAGTTTTCAAGTTTCCACTGTACTTACCCCTAACTCTTGCCAAGGTTTCTTTACAATATGCGGTAAACCATCTTCTCACCCATTGTTGTCCTGGAACATTCAAATCTTCCCAAGACAAATTTTCGATTGGTACATCAGTAGGAAGTTTTATAATGTCGGGATTTGCTTTCAAACACGCCGCTCTATCATCAGGACCAACATCATAATACCAATACCACACAGCCTTTCCGGCATACATACTATAGTTATTCCAATTAAATCTACCTCCTGGTGTATTATACAAAAAAATGTTTCTCTTTCCGTCAGGAAGAGCGGTAATTCTGTATGTTAGAGAACCTCCAAGTATTCTATTAAGAATATTTGCTTCTTGCATTCTTATTAGATAATCAAAACCTGACATCATAAAATAAGAACCTTGATACCCCATTTGAGCATAACCAGCTTCGTTAGCACCTAAACCAATACCCCCCATACCAAATCCACCAATACCTCCTAAACCAAATGCAGTCCACGGTTGGTTGGAGAACCAAAGTAGTTCATTAACTTCGCGCCCTGCGGGAATTTCATAGTTTTGAGTGTTTGCACTTAAAATAAAATAATCCTTCTTTAAAACCCATGGACCCATTGTTTGCAGTCCCACAATTTTTGAATATGAATATGCAAACTGTTGTTCAAAATCCATTGTTCTTGTAACAAGAGCTCTTGCCACAGACCTTTCAGTCATGTTTAAATTAACAAGATTTACCCATTGAGAATCAATTAACCATTGGAGAACATACTCTTCATAATCTCCTATGGATAACTCCATTAGGGAGTCCATCATTTCATCTTCTAATTCAACACTTCTTAAGGGTGCACCAAGAAGATGTTTGATTCTAGTATATATTCTACTTCTTTCTGGTTCTGGAATTACTGCCATATCAAATAAATATCTTTCTTATTCTATTTCGTGAATCAACGAACCCAAATCAAATGAGTAGGTGTCTTGACTAGATATAGGCTCATTTTTAAATATCAAAATTCTATTAGTTTTAGGGTGACTAAATATCATCCAATCAACGTCATATTTTTTAACATTACCTGTATCAGCAAGTGAAATAATATTATTATCAATTTGAGTTGATGTGTATGGTTTTATTTGTGCTGTGTATTCTTTTCCATCCATTCTAATTACAATATCAACCCCTTTAAACGCATCTTTCTTTACACCATGACCACCGATATGTGAAATTTTAACATCGTTACCAAAATATTCTTTTAATTTAGTTTCTGCATTGTTTTCACTTTTTTGACCCCTTCTCCAAAGAACTAATAGGACATTAATAATGTTTATAAAATCTTCATTGTCTTTTGTAAAAATTTTACCTTTGAAGTGATTTAAAGCATTCAAGAATCTTTTTACCTCCTCAAGGGTTCTGTTTTTTTCTTGTGAAAAATCAAATTTTTTTTCAGGTTTTCCTATTCCTTCTATCTGACGATTAACGGCCTTAACTAATAAACAGAATGAGTTGAAATTAGTGTTTAGGTTATTTAGTATAGACCTCCCTTCGGGGGACTCTACTCCATAAAATCCTGACATTTCTTTATCTGTGGCCTCTACCCAAAATTGGGTGAAAACACTTTTTAAAATATAAGTTATACCATCTTGGTATAATTTTTTTATTCTTCTATTATTGATAAGTGCGCTATAAAATGCGACCTCATATGGTTGACAAAATTTAGGTTCTTTTTGTTCTGAAATTACTTTTTTTAACTCCTTTGACTCTAAAAGTTTTGTCTCCGTTTTCATTTCATACATTTTGGTTACGAAATCCCAATTAACTACTTTCCAAAAATTCGAAATATATTCATCTCTTTTATTTCTATATTTTAAATAATACGCATGTTCCCATAAATCCAACCCCAATAAAGGAAATCCACCACCTTCAATAACATTCATAAGTGGGTTGTCTTGATTTGACGTTGACATTATTTTGAGTCCGTTTTTTGCGGTAAGAACTAACCAAACCCAACCAGAACCGAATCTTTCTTTTGCAATTTTTTCGAACTCTTTTTTGAATCTTGTAAATGTTCCGTACTGTTTTGTAATTTTTTTATATAGTTCCCCCGTTAATTTTTTGGGTTCAGGTGTTATCATGTTCCAAAATAATGCGTGGTTAAATGCACCTCCCGCATTATTTCTTATTGTTTTATCGTAACGACTAATGTTTTTAATAATTTGTTCTAATTCTAAATCCCCATATTTTTTCTTATCCAAAGCGTCGTTTAACTTATCTACGTATCCTTTATAATGTTTATTATAATGAAAATTCATTGTTTCAGAATCAATGAATTGTTTGAGGGCTGAGTAAGAATAGGGTAATTTTTCAATACCTATTTTTTTCATTTCTTGTATTAACAACTTTTTTTCTTGACCGGACTTCCTTTCAATTATTTGTCTTTCAAGTTGTTCAATTTTTTTTTCTAATTTATTCATAAGTGTGAGTTATTACTATAAATAACTCTTAAGTTCATTAATATCTATGTTCGTTAATTTTTTGTAAAATTTCTTCAACATAATCGGCGGGACCATTGTTGTCACCCATGACAGTTGCGATTACATGTTTTTTCTTATTAAGGATATCATAAATAATCCCCTCAATGGTATTTTCAAAAATAGGGTAATACACAAGTACATTGTTTTTTTGTCCATATCTATAAGCCCTGTCTTCGGCTTGTGAATGGTCTGAAGGAAGAAAAGAAAGGTCGTTCATTATAACCGCCTCACCTGCAGTGAGAGTGATTCCAACACCTGCTGCCTTTATGTTTCCTACAAAAACTTTTACTTTTTCGTTGTTTTGAAAATTATCAACACTATCTTGTCTTTCCCCTTTGGACATTGAGCCGTCGAGTTTAACTGCCGCCTTTCCGAAATGTTCACAAATTTTATTTAGTGAGTTCGTAAAGTTACAAAATACTATAACTTTTTTTCCTTGTTCTACAATATTTTCCGCTATCTCAATCGTCTGATTTATTTTTTCATCCGCAATTATTTGTCTTACTTTTGTTAACTTTGTAAATTGAACCGTTAGTGATTTTGACTCTTCCGGATTTTTTTCATACCAATTATAATACTCCCCCATAACTTCTTCATACTCTTTTGATTTAAGTCT